TCAGAAGGCTATGGCGCTCAGAATCGCGTAGTTGGCTTTAAGTCTATGGCTACTGGCTCTGCTGCAAAGGCTTCAGACACTACAGCCGCACCGCCCTGGAAGAAGAAATAATTCAGCCATTGGCACAAGGAAGTGCCGACCTAAACTGGAGTATGGCCTTGGAAATAAAAGACACAACAAACACAATTGCTTCGTTAATCGATCATTATCATGCGAACAATCAGGAATTACCTCGCCCTCATCTCGGAATTTCTCTTCTGGGTCATTCTTGTGACCGTCACTTATGGCTCAGTTTCAGATGGGCAGTCATACAAAAACATTCTGGACGTTTGCTTAGATTATTTAGGCGCGGTCAGCTAGAAGAAGATCAGGTCATCAAGGATCTTAAGTCTATCGGCATTGGCATTAACTCGCGCCAGACGCATGTAGACTTTGGCTCACATATCTCAGGATCAGCAGATGGCCTATTAACTGCTGGCGTACCAGGACATGAGGCCGAAAATCTAGTGCTGGAGATCAAGACACATAGCAAGAAGTCCTTCACGGCACTAGTCAAGCATGGCCTGGAGAAAGAAAAGCCAGTGCATTACATTCAGATGCAGGGCTACATGCTAGGTCTGAAGGTTAAGAAAGCCCTGTATTTTGCTATCTGTAAAGACAATGACGAGATCCATACTGAGATAGTTGACTTCAACTACACTGCCGCCACAAAAGCTATTGAGCGCGGCAAGAAGATTGCATTGTCAGAATACATGCCAGAGCCGATTAGTGCTGATCCGGTTTGGTATGAGTGCAAAATGTGCCCAGCACATACGTTTTGTCATAAGACACACATGACTGAGGAGGTCAACTGCCGAACTTGCGCTCATTCAACTCCTACAGCGGACTCAGAATGGCTCTGTGCTAGAAACGAGAACGAGCCTATTCCAGTGTCTTGGCAACATCAAGGCTGTAACCAGCATGTCCTGCACCCTGATCTAGTTCCATGGACCAGAGCGGAGTCCAGCAGCCCTAATGAGGCTGTTTACATCATTGATAGCCAACATGTCCGCAATGGTGAACCTGACGAGCGCGTGTATAGCTCTAAAGAGATTATCGCTAATCCTTCTGCTTGTGCGCTTGCGGATGATACCGTTGAATCATTAAGAGATGAATTTAACGCGAGGATAGTTGAGTGAAAATTCTAGTGGCATGTGAATATTCTGGCCGAGTTAGAGAATCTTTCCGAGCACTTGGGCATGATGCTTGGAGTTGTGATCTTTTACCATCAGAAGATAATTCTGATCATCATATTGTTGGCGATTGTTTATCACTAATAAATGATAATTGGGAAATGATGATCGCTCACCCGCCGTGCACTTATCTTGCTGTATCCGGTATGCACTGGACTACAAGAGGATTAAGAGATCCACAATTAACTGAAGACGCGCTGGAGTTTGTTAAAAAGTTGATGTACGCACCTATACCGCGCATTTGCATAGAAAATCCAGTGTCGATCATCTCATCACGTATTAGAAAGCCAGACCAAATCATTCAGCCTTGGTGGTTTGGTGAAGATGCCAGCAAGAAAACGTGCTTATGGTTAAGCGGTTTATCGCCGTTGATAGCGACAAATCCTTTACCTGGCGACAACAAGACTCGGAGAGCAAATCAAACACAAAACGGCCAAAACAAGCTAGGTCCTAGCGCAGATCGTTGGAAAGAGCGCAGCAGAACATATCTTGGCATAGCTAAAGCAATGGCAGATCAATGGGGATAATTTTTTTCATCTGACCTGTTGACATCTTAAATAATAAGACTATGATAGTCGTCAGTCCAGAGCAATTCAGCACTGGCAACCACTGGAGAGAGAGATGAACGCAATCACTATCGAAAAAGACGCAACTTTCGGCGACGAACTCTACCGAGGACCAATGGGAGCAGCAAAAATCGTTAAAGGTAGCAAATGGAATTACTATAAATGGCGGATCTACTTTTTTGATGTTGGTGCGCTAAAAGCGGATGAATACTTGGATCTTAAAACTCGAAAAGCCGGTAGAGAATTTGCGGCTCAATACGTTGTTTACGGGTACATCTAACAATCAATCGCCAAGGACGGCGCACTAACTGGAGAGAAAAATGCTATTCGTAATCATCATCGTAGTCGGATTCATCCTGCCAACGCTTGTAGCTACTGGCGCATACCATTTGTTCGACAATCTGCGCTATACCTACAAAGTAGAAAAAAAAGAACGCCAGCGTAGAAATCGTGACGCAAGCTATGCGAGACTCTTATGAACAACTTTTACAGAAGATTAAAACTAAAATTGATCATGCTACAGATCAAACGCCATCACCAGCAGATCAATCAACTTAGCCTCCATCTTGGCGAACTTGTACGCAAGAAAAGCCAGATCGAGATCAAACTAAACAGATAAATTTAACCGTAAGCTAGCAGAGCGGCAACATCGCTAGAGTCAGGACAGTGCGCTGCCTCTCTCGTGTCCATATAGCAGAATGTGAGAGCCTGACATTATTTATATAAGACCATGTACACATCAAAAACTTTATACACAACTTTAGAAGCGCCAGAATTTGAATCGCCAGAGAAGTCATTTATCGCAGCAATCATCAATGACGCAATCAAGTGCATCAACCGCAAATGTACTGAGCCATGCCATGTTGATGCAGACCTACGCTGGCTATTCTCATCACTATCAGATCCTTACTTTGAGCTAGTCGATATGGACCCAGAGGTCGCTAGAGAAAGACTTTTGCAATCTATTGCTACTGATATTAACTATCGAGTATTCCGTGACCGCTATAGGCGCTGGAAAGGCTTAGGCACTGCAATCAAGACAAATGAAATTAAAAAGATGAGCGCAAAGAAGTTTCTAGACTTCATGCATTCTTTATCAGATGAAGTGCCAGTTAAAAATTCTATTTAGGATGGTTTTGGCGAACCTAACTGGCACAACTAATAGCCTGGAGAAAACAATGGACGAAGACGAACATTACGCATTTGAAGAATGGCGCGAAGAAACGCCAATCAATGAAATCCTTACTGGCGATGAACTAGACATGGTGCTGTTCTGGTTCAAAGATCACAAATATGATCGCGCTATCAAAGAACTTGATGACTTTATCCTAGCAGCCTGGGAGAGGCACAAAGAAAATGAATACTGAAGATGACGATGATCTTGATGGCCCAAATATTCGCGTACTAGAGTGTCCTGTGTGCGCTAACCCAGTGTTCTGGCATGACCATGCGTGGCATTGTGAGTTTTGTAATTACCCAAATAATAATTAATTTAATTGGAGATGGAAAAAATCATGACAAAAAAAGACAAACTTGAATGCTTAATGCTTCTATCGGCGCTTGAGTCATATTGCATGGCCCAAGCAGATATTCGGCTTTTTCCAGATTACTTGATTGCTCAAACAGAGCGCGCGGTTAATATATTGAAAACGGAGATTTTGGAATCTGACCCCGTAAACTTAGGGAAGTCAGACGAATCGTAGTCTAATTACGATACAACGCAGTTTAATGTTAAATATTGGATACACAAAATGCTACACAAAATCTTGATACCATTTTTATTTGCGCCAGCAACATTTGCAGATGTTAGCTGCTACAACTATGGAACAATTACAAACTGCACCAATGGCGTAACAGCTTATCAATATGGCTCAACAATCACTAGCATCCATGCGCCAGATCAACAGCCAATAACCGCTTACAGATACGGCAATATCACCAAAATAGAAGCGCTAGAAGTTCGTACGCCAAGCCAGATATTGCCAGTACCATTAGGAACGTCAGTGCATGACTCACTTATGCTGGAACCAATCCACTAAATGATCAAAGCCAATAAAGAGGAGCAAGGAGAATAAAATCCCCATGAAGAACTTAGCGGTTTTAGACAGGGCCGCTAGCTTCTTCAGTTCTGTTAGTTCCTCTTTCGTCAGACCATTGCTAGTGTCAATAATCCTCAGTTCATCATCTGGCACTTTAAGTACCTTTCTGCTTGGTGAAGATTGCAATAGCGGAAGCAACCGCCAAGCCAGCAGAAACAATAGCACCCTGGAGTTCTGGCGATACTTTGATACCAATAGCCATCATAAGATAGACCAAACCGCGCCAAGTTGATGCTTCATTAATTGCAATGCCAAATTTATCGCCCATGAGATTTCTCCAAGAAAGTTTCCAAGTATTTTACAGCAAGTTGTAAGCCAGAGATATTATCACCTAACAATCCAAGCCCAAGATTGCATGATCTACATAATAATCCGCGAACTGTATTAGTATCATGACAATGATCAATGCAAATATTCTTTGTAGACCCGCAAATCATACAAACATTTGGTCCAATGCTTTCTCTAGTGATACCGTATTTTAACCTTTCTTGGCAGCGTCTTACTTTTATTTTATCTCTTGGCCTTTTGTTTCTACATTTTCTGCAAGTTTTTCGTCTGCCATCTTTTTTGTTTGTTTGCTCAAACATGCCAAGCGGCTTTTCGACCAGACAGACTTTGCAGATCTGAGTCATAACTTGGCTATTTGAAAATGCATTCCGTCTGCGCGTTTCCAAACGCCACCCCAGTCAAGTCCTGCATCAGTAAAACACTTCACTAGTGCTGGTGACATCGTTGGCTTTTTGCCGAATCCATTCCATGCTGCGTTGATGTCAATCGCCAAGCCCCAGGAGTGCAATGACATAGATGCCGCACCGCGCTTCTTGCGAATGTTAAAACATCCGTCCCAGGTCTTTACTTGCTCTGCTAGAAAACGATCATTGATGTTCTTAAACGCTTTCTCAAGCAAAGGCACAAGATCCTTGTTGCAATAGATTCGCTTTGGAATAGCGCCATGTTCTAATTCAGTAGGCACATCCCAGAGCGTCATGAACTTATGCTCATTAGCCCTAGGATCGCCGTACTTAGCAAAACAGTCTTTACTAGTGATCATGTTAATGACCTATAGCTATATAGCTAAAAGTTATAGCAGTTGTATTTGCTGGATGTCTAAGAGCGTAATAAAAATTAGATGGTCCGTTTGTATCGGTAGAAACAGTTACTATTACTGGAGCGGTTGCAGTGCTTGTAAAAGTAACAATGCTACTAGTAATCTGATAAGCGCCATTTGCAAAAGTAACAGGAAAATTTACAAAACCTGTAGTAAGATTTCCAGACAATCCAGTCCTTGAAATCTGCCCCCACTGGATAGCTAAACTGTTTGGTAAAGTTACATATCCAGAAGCTGCTGGCGTAGGAAGATCAAATCCGCCATAACTGTAAGTGCTTGTGCCCCTATCAAATCTTACAGCCGTGTTTGTTGGTGAACCAAGTCCCCAGGCCGTAGCGTTGTTGTATAC